TTACACAGTTTTATGACCAGCGATATTAGTTTGTCGGTATTTTTCCATAACTTTGGGATATTTACTAACAAATTTTAATTGTTCTTGATGTAAACGATCGGACCAATGAAAAAGTCTATCAATTTCTGCTAAAGCGCTCAACTTTTTGTAGATTTCTTTAATGTAAAACTCTGCATTTCCTACTGATTTCCAATATGCTGATGTTCTCACAGAGTCCCCATTTTCAGCAAGTTTATGTGCGTTAATATCCGCATTTTCTTTTTTCGTCATCAGATTATCAATTTCTTTGAATATAATCTTTAACAACTTTATTTGGTAGTTTTGTACTATTTCCTCCGTTGTCATTCTCCGTCCTCCACAGGCACAAGCTCATAGCTCCCAGTTTGCATGCTGTCGATTTCTTGCTGGGTGAATTTATGAGCATCTTGTTTTTTAGGAGTAAAATTTTTATTACAATCAAGCCATAAAGCCTCAACATGGTCATAATCACCGACTACTAGCAACTCTTTAGCCTTCAAATAGAACAGCTGCGGTTTTTCGACTTGATAGCCGTCTAGCCATGCACGAACAAATTTTATCTGATTTTCTTTATCTGGTCGGACAAGATTATCTGGTTCATATGGATTTGGGTACATACCGTTTGGTAATTTGACTCCATTTGGAAAAAGCCAATCTTAAACTTCTTCTGAATTATCATTAGCATCTCTATCCGGTCTAATAGCCCATATAAGACCGCAGTCAGACCTTTTACATCTTTCAATGTATTCCGCCACACACTCAGGCACGACTGGCAGGGCTTGCTGTTGGAGTTTAGGTTCAACTGCCATACCGTTTGAATCGAATGTAGTACACTCATCTCGCATGAACGAGTTCTCGTTTTCGAGTTTTAGAATATGTTCATCTTTCTGTTTCAACTCATATTCAAGATAATCAGCATAATCACGCATTTTACGGTACTGACTTAATACAGAATGCATAGAATTGTTTAGTTCAGTGATTGGGCCATTATCTGGTCTTTTTACTTCTTCTTCAAACTTAGTCATTTTTCGTGTCCTCCAATACAGCGATTAGTTCGCTACCATTTTTTATTTTGATAATTTTTATTTTTCTGTAAAGGAAACCGCAACTGAAAGCTTCAATATCATTACCACATTCAAATTGGACTATGATTCGATTTTTTTCAGTTTTTAAAATAACTGTCATCCCTTCTTCAATAACTTTTAGTAAACTTTCAACTGTCATTTCTTATCTCCTAACTCTTGAATCCTTTTATGGAAATCTTCCTGCATTTCCTGGTTAAATTTATTCTGGCTGTCTAATTCAAATTCTTTTTTGGTTTGCTCACTCGATATATTTTGACTAGCAAGCTTGCTGATTCGCCTAGCTTCATTTCTTGTGTCGTAATATCCCATAATTAAAGCCTTCCAAATTTATTAATAAAAATCACCACCAAACTCCCGCCACTTAATTCAAAAGTCTCACGTTTAGCACTCTCAAAATATTTACTGATAAAATCTTTTAAATCCCAATAGCTTGAACCACTGAATTTATAACCAAGGTTGGCTTCAATCATCATTACAGTTCGCCATTGTTTTACTGAACCAAAACCATAACGTTTGGCATGTTCTTCTCCGAATTCCTGTTTTTCTTTTTCTGTAATTCTGTGTGTAATATGTATTTCGTAGTCTTCCATTACCATAACTTATACCTCAAAAATAATAGGGCTGTCGGTGCTATACCTCATAGAGGGCTTCATTACTCTACCGACTGTATTAATCTCCTTGCTGCAGAACCCTAATGATTATTTATCCGTTAATTATTTTCATTGCATCTTCAACGCTCCGAGCAATTCCTGCAAGTGCGCCGTTTTTCCGCATTGTGTCTAAAAAATTGATTTGGTCAGGTCTCACTCGACCTGTTTCACTTTTTACTTCAATATAAAATACTTGACCGTCTGGGCGAAAGCCGTACAAATCCGCATGACCTTTTGGCAATCCTGTATCAAACCAACGACCGTCAATCGTTTGTACTTTCCCAACATTACTGCGAAATATTTTATTTCCAGCTTGCGATACTGCAAGCATTATTTCTGACTGGATTTGATGTTCTGACTTCATAAGTTAAGTACGTTAACAACGTTAACATCATAAAACTGGTTATATCAACGTTTGTTAATGTGTTTATGTTGTTAACGACTTTTTACACTCCTTTTTATTTATATATATTTATCTATTTCTCTTTTTATTTACTATTTCTTATATTTATAGTTAACAATATAAACAAGTAATAAAAGATATAGATAAATAAAGGGTTTATAGCTGTTAACGTTCTTTTATATATCGTTAACAATCGTTAACAACGTTAACATCATTTTTTTACGTAACTCATTATCGTCTTTTCTTGGTCTTCCTTATCCCATCTAAATCCAATATAAAAATTAGGTGTGTCTTCGTTGACTAAAAAATTCTTAGGGCGTGTAACTTTCTTTTCCCAATCATTAGATATATGTTTAGGGACTTCCGATTCAAACTGTCTTTTAGCTAAGGATGTATAACCCGAATCTCTACACCACTCTTGATAGAGCCACCATAAGAAACGAACAGGTAAGACACTTGATTTAAATTGAGGAAACCACTCATTGACAAATTCAATAATTGAGTTGTTCTTTTCTTTGAACTCCTGCATCATCACCTTTGTTGCTTGAGGCTCGTCAAATCGTTCAAAGTTTAATTCAATTGCTTTTTTTAAAACGTATTGAAGAACTTCTTCACGGAAAATGTAATCATCTTTGATTGCCCAATTATCGTCCTTAGCAGAAAATGTTTTTCTAAAAGGGATAATTAAGAAGCGTCGATAGGTTCCGTTTGTTTTATTTCTGACTTTAGGTAGCCCATTTGTAGATTGAATGACCGCTTTTTTATAAAACGAGACATAAGGCTGTTTGCCTTTCTCTTCCACAAACACAGGTTCACCAGTAACTACACTATTAAAGTTTGAACTGTCATCAATATATAATCCGGCTTGAACATCATCTCCAATAATCACAGTCTTACCTTCAATCATCGATAGTGTGAACCGTTCAGAAAATTGATTAATTTTCAAACTCGCTACATTTTGCAATCCGACTAAATTACTAATTAATTGTTGTAAAGTTCCCTTACCATCATTCCCTTCACCGACAAACCAGATAGACTTACGATAAGAGTAATTACCATTTAAGCTTGCTGAGATGACTTGCCATAATAATTTGACAAGCTCTTCATCTCCACTCATTAAATCAAGTAACCAGTCGTCCACATTCCAGCCATTGATATTAGGTGCTTCGATTTCTTCGATATATTCTGTTTCAATCGTTGAAGTGAAAACATATCGGTTAGAAAAAGGTTCTAATTTTTTTGTTTTCTTATTATAGATGCCATTTTTTACAGGAACTAAATCACGACTTGCTGTGCTTTCGACTTCTTTCGCCATATTTTTTAGATGAAAGATAACTTGATTTGATTTAGCTTCCGAAAAGCTAGGTTCAAGCCAGAAAATCACATTATGAAAGAAATCTGCTCGTGTTTCATAAATTCCTTTATCAATGTTATAAACAGCCAAACGATCATTAATTTTTACAATTGTCATGTGTTCCTGCATCTTTGTTGCAACAACTAAAGGAGGAACACTTTTTACTTTGTCGTTTTCTTCGAGGTAAAACTCTCTAAATCTTTTGAAATTATTTCTCAGGTCTCTGAGACTTGTAATTTCATTTGTTGGAAAGCTGACAATTTTCTTTGATTCATTATATTCAGCCTCCATCGCTTCGAATTCCATTTCTTCGCCTCATCTCCTTCTTAAACATACTTTCAAAAGTCCTTTCAAACTCTTTATCTTCTAATGGATCACTTGTGGAAAAATTAGCTTGTTTAGCTAATTGATAAACCACATCAAAATCCACATTTCTTAAAAACAAACCACCTATAAATCGAGCTAAAGCATCATTTCTTCCGCCGCTATCTCCCAAACCATGAACAATTGCTTCAAATAGTTGAGCAGTTTTGCTGCTTCCACTAGTTGTAAATCCCGAAAAATCATAATGGGTATAGTTGTCACGGTTTTTCATAATTTCACGAATCAATTCTTTAGGTGCAGTAATAATTGGCAACTGGTTATCCCATTTATACTGGCCTTTTCTCGTAACGCTAGGTGGAATCACAACATAATTGTTTTCGTGGGCCTTGATGTCAACTCCTTTTAGAAATCCAATGCGTTGAGTCACGGCCATATCTTCACGTTTCAAGAAAAAGTATTGTTTCCCACCACTCGCTGTTGTTTGAGACAATGTAGGTTTCCACCATTCTTCATCTAACAGTGGTTGAATGGATTCATAGCCGTTTATATCATTATGAACATCAACGTCGACCACAACGAACTTATCGCATTTCATGGCTAAATTTGCTGTAGGGTTTTGTTTCCAAAAAGCTTTGATTTCATCTTCTGTCAGTGGCTCACGATCCGCAAATTCTATCATTGGCTTTTTGTCACGAGAAACTGGAATAATTGATATTCCAAGTTTCTTGTAACGCAAGGCCGTCTCAAGCATTATATTTTCCATATTTAGAAAGGTAGATCGTCGTCGCTGATTTCAGGAGCGCTTTGAGCCGCAAGCATACTAGTTTCCATTTTCTTCACATTCAAGTTTTCATAAGTCTTACCATTTGATTCGCTTGTTTCATTCTTAACTGTGACTTTCAAAGCTTTTCCTTCAAGCATGCCAAGATAATCATCTAAGCTCTTAAATTTTGTGCCGTTTGGAATCCCTGCTTGTTTCGCAAGATTCATAATAGAACCTTCTGGATATTTCCCAGTATCTTTTTTCTGCCAAATTTTATGGAAAATAACACTGTTTTTATGTGGCTGGTCAAAATCAGTACGGATGCGAAGTGGAATATCAAGATAATCAGCTCCATTTGGAGTTGTTTTCTCCATGGAGTGCTCAATAGTTACTTCATAAACACCATCTACAATATTTCCGAATTCTGACGCTTTTTCATAATCGATTTCAAACATTTTTATTACCTTGTGGCTATAGCCACCCTCTCATTTTCTGTTGTTGGAAAACCCAACCGTTTTTATATCCGTGTTGATTTTTGAATTCAACGAGTTCATCAACACTGTCACACATATCAGCACTGATATATGTAGAAACTCGTTTTTTAAGTTTTTGAACTTTTGCCTCAGTTATTTCTTGAAGCTCAATTTCTTTGATATTTGCAAGCTCTCGCTCAGTTAATTCAGGCTCATGACCACAATATGGACAAGCCCTTGTATTTGAACTATCAAAACATCCGAAACACATTTCACATTGTTTAATAGTCAGTTCGCCTTGTGTGTTATACTCAGAACGTTTTTTGGAGATACCGCTGAGCGTCCACTCTCTATCCTCATTAGGTAGGCCATGTCTTGTATAGTTTCCAACATGGTCAATCAGAATCGCTGTTTTACCAGGTTTAGGATTTAATGGCCTCATTGCAAATTGTAAGAATAGACTGAGGGATTGAGTTGGTCTTAACATAATGCAAGTTGTCACATCTGGTAAATCAACTCCTTCAGTAAATAATTCAACGTTAATCAGAACTAATATTTCACCAGCTCTAAATTTATTCATGATAGCTTCACGTTCAGATTTCGGAGTTTTACCATGAACGACTTCTGCAGTTATCCCAGCTTGATTAAATTCTTCTGAAATATGTTGTGCTGTTGCTACATTGTGAGCGTAACAGATAGCTTGTTTACCCTTGGATAGTTTATTGTAGTGAGCAATAACGTCTCCATAAATCGCTCTTTTAAATGCTTCATCCATTGACTTTTGTGTAAAATCGCCGCTTGTTTTTTTTAGTTGTGAAGTATCAATGATATTTGGGGCATAGTATTTAAAGGGAGCAATATTTCCGTGCTCTTGCAGCCATTTGATGGACTTTCCTGTTATTAAGTCATCAGCCATATCTTCAAACCCTTGACCGTTCAAACGAATAGGCGTTCCAGTAAAGAATAACTTTAAGGCATTAGGGAAAGCTTCCAGTATTTTTTTGTAACTACTCGCTTTGATATGATGCGCTTCATCCACCAGAATGATTTCAGGCGGTGGAAGTTCATCAATTTTCCTAACTAATGACTGAACACTTCCAATCGTGACATATTCCATATTGACCTGATTTAATTCAAAGGTTTTAACAACTTGGTCATTAATTTCTTTTCGGTGACTAAAGAACAAAACATGATTCTTCTTGTCAGTAGCACCTTTGGAAATATCAGCCATCACAACCGTTTTCCCAGAACGTGGCGGACTTTGCACAATGATTGAGCGATTACCTTTTAAGAATGAGCTTTTAATTGATTCAACTAATTCTTCTTGATAATCACGTAGTTTCATCTGGCGTATCACCTCCGAAATTAAATAAATCTTCAATCTTACAAGCTGTTCTATCATCTAATCGATTTTTGGCATAAGTTCCTTCACTTCCTTCAAGAATTAAACCTCGTGAACCCGTTTTTGAATTAACAATGATTCGACCTACTAAATCTGTTAATCCAAGTAATTGGTTTAAAACAGAAGTTCTAATCTGTGGAACATACTGTGTGATGATTTGACCAGTTTCTAAATTCAATTCATGCGTATCTTCCCAAGCTGTAACATAGATGTTGATTGGCTTGCTGTAAATCGCTGTCAGTATTCTTAAAAAGTAGTTAGTCCATTGAGAATAATGCTGCAATTCGTTACTGATACCATTTTTTGATTTTCGTCCTTGTTCAACAAACCAATCTGACTGCAGACTTGAGATATTATCAATTACTAAATTGTCGTATTGGTCTAATACGTCATCAATTTCTTTCAAAAAGATGTTAATGTCCTCAGATGGGTGCTCTCTATCAAATGAGATTTTTCCTTCATCATCAATGGTTCTTACATCAACATTTGGGATTCCTTCCAGAACCTTGTGAGAATTATCCATACATAAGACAATGCTGTTTCCTTTTAAATGTTTAATTTGTGAAGTTTTACCAAGTCCTGCTTTTCCATAAATTAAAATTCGCCAGTTATTGGTTCGACTCAAGTCGGTTGCTTTAGTTATTTTCATTATCTAAACCTCAAACTTTCTGACTTCACAAGTTCAGCACCAAGAATCACATTACCTGCTTTAAGTGAATCACTGAGTTTCTTTTCATCTAGTTGTTCAGAATAATAAACCTTTGGAATCAATGGTAGATTGGTAATTTCTAGTTTAGGAGCGCTTTTTTGATACCAGAACGTGTGATTGTCCGTTTTTACTTTTTCTTGTTTTGTCATCTTCATGAACTCATAAAGTTTATTTTTGACAAATTTTTCTTTTTTATCGTATGACTTAACTTTTTTCATTTGGTCATCATAAGCTTTTTTGAGAATGTCAGCTTTTGCTTTTTCGACTTCTCTACGAGCTTTCAAATCTTTAATGAAAAAACCGTAACCATCGAATTTTTCTTCCATATTTTCAAAGAATCCGTTACTATCTAACGTATCCATGAAAAGTTCTTCATCTTCATCAGACAAGTTGAGGGCTTCTTGAAACTGTCCTTCAAGCTGATAAAGCGTTAATTTTTCTTCTGCCATTATTTAAAATCCTTTCTTATCTGGTTTATATTCAAAAAATTCTCCTGGAGTAATACGCAAGTATTGGCATAGAATATCTAATGTTTTAAAGTCAATTCTGCTTGCTCGATGATATTTTAGGCTAGTTAGTGTTGTCCTAGATATACCCGTATCATCACTAATACTAGAAATTTTTATTTGACGTTCTGCCATTAGAACCCATAAGCGATTTTCAAGCATTTATTTTTTATCCTTTAAATTTTTTCTAGTATTTCAAGATATTTTTTATTCTCAGTTATGCGTCTTTTACAGGCGTATTTTCCTAGTATATCTTCAGGATGACTTGATATATAAAGATCGTTTAGTCGTATTCTTTTAATTATTTCATCCATGAGTTGGTCTTTTCTTTCTGGGTAAAAATATAAATTACCTCTGAAAGTTAGCCGTTTAAAATTGCAACATTTCAAAGCACAATCGTATTCAGTTGACTTATAAGGTAAACCACTACTTCTTTACCGCCAGTTTCTGGATTAAGTTTAATCATTTTCCTTCTTTTCTGATTTTTGAAATTGCTAGCATTTCCTAAACGCTTTAAATGCTCTTCCTTTGATATCCCCTCTAAATTTTTCAAACAATTGTTAGTGGGGTTATTATCTTTATGTCTCACAATTTCAGGTTCATATCCTTTAAAAGCTATAAATACTAACCTAGCAACATTCCTTCTGAATCTTATCCCTTCAAAACTCAAATTTACTATGACGGAATTCTCTTTAGATACTCTTAGTTTTATAAATTTATTTCTGTTATAAGACCAAACTCTCCCATCTTTAGTTACAGCGTAGTTGGGATAATCTGGAATCTGTTTCATTTCCATAATCCACCACCTATTTCAATTTCTTGTATTTAGTTACTGTTGAGGTTAAATCAAACCAATATAAATTGTCCGATTCTTTTTGAAGCACAAAGTTAGCGGAATGATAATCAGTACCAATATACTTTTCAAAGTCAATTTCTTTAATCACTGAACGAGCCACTGCGCAAAACGCACTTCCTCTTTCACGAGATGTGAATGAATTATTAAACTGTGTGTCACTAAATTCTAGCCCAATTAAATTTCCAGTCTTTGCGACTCTGAAATAAGGGGTATCAGTAACATTAATACAATAGAAAGATAAATCTCCGGATTTACTGATATGGATAGTCGGTGTCAAAATCATATTTCGAGCGCCAACTGTTCTTTTTTTGATTTTTGTAAAATCAAATTTTACATTGCTTTTCATGATTCCTCCAATTTGTTATAATGAAGGTAGAATCTTTAGACAGATTTTCTACCTAGCTCCGTCTGCAAACGGGGCTTTTTTATTTTGTCAGTTCAACCGCTGCTTTATAAGCATTTGACCATTCATAAAGCTGAGGCAATAAAGAGTCTTTGATAAATTGAACAGAAAAATCTTTTAACAGTTGTTTTTTGTACCACTCAACACTGTGCTGCTGAATAGTTTCTCCGTAATGCGTGACTACTTTTTCCATCAGTAAACCTCCAGCAATACTCCACCGCTTCTAAGTGGTGTAAAGTTCATTGTCTTACCTTGATAAAGTACTGTGTCGCTTGTTCGTGTGATAATCCATTTTGCACCATCGATTAGAGCAGTTTGAAGCGCAGCATCTGCTTCTCTTGATGTTAAAATTGTGTTTTTCATCTCTTTCTCCTTTTTTCCAATAATTGCCAATTATCCGCAATCCATTTAATGATTGGGTCCCGTGGAAAAGCTTCTTCAACATCTCCGTTTTTCACAACTGGGAAATTATGTGCATAGCGATAATACTTATCAAATGTAGGACCACTTACACCAATAAATTCAGCTGCTAGTTCTCGAGTCATAATCAGCGGATAGTCAGAATCATTTTTTAGATTTTTTCTTAACATGATTTCCTTTCTAAACTAGTTTTAAACGGTAATAAAAGGCAATATCTGACAATACTTCAAAAGCGGTTCCCCCACTTTCTTTTCCGCTAAGGATATTCGACATTCGACTGTCTGGGATCTTATTGCCTTTTTTAGAGGCAATCTCTGATAACCAAGAGTTCGTGTAGCCTTTCCTATCTTTAAGCTCATTAACAGCATTTCGCAACTGTTCCAATTTTTCTTGTGCCATGGCGCTCCTTTCTTGACTTTTATAAAAAAATTAAAGAAAGTTTATAAAATATATATGTTTCTGCTTGACATTTGAGTATCAATAAACTACAATAAAAGCATAGTTAAAGAGCCTATAAAACACTTTATAAAACTTGCTTGGCGGCGTTGTTCATTAGTATTTATTTAGGTTTTCTTTAAACTTTTTATAAACATTCTTTACAAAAACTATTATAGACTATTGATACGATATTGTCAATACAAAAGTATCTTTTTTCTACAAATATTTTTTGTATCATCTGTGAAAGGCTGATATAAATGGATTTATATGAAAAAATAAAAGAACTTGCTTCTCAAAAAAATGTATCAATTAGGCAAGTTGAAGAAAAATTAGGATTTGCTAATGGAACAATTAGACAATGGGGAAAGAAAAACCCTGGTATAAATAAAGTTAAAGACGTTGCGAAATATTTCAACGTTTCAGTTGATTTTCTACTTGGTTTGGATGATAATCAAAGAAAGAAAGAACCTGTTGACTTGGCGGATTTTGTTGATGATAATAAAGTAAACTGGGACGAATGGGTTTCGTTTGATGGAAAACCATTGTCTGATGAAGTAAAAAATGCAATGAAGTTAATTCTCGGAAAACGTTTAGAAGACTAGTAAGGAGGCTCTATGCTTAAACAGGAAATTATAGAGCAGACTATTATAGAAATAGAAAATCATGGAATTGATGTTATAGGGGACAATTCTTTCCCAATTGATGCTATTACCAATAATAGAAAAAAGATAACAATTTACAATCCGCAAATCGCAACACCTTTTAAACTCACACATGAACTTATTCATATTATAAATTGTGATATACATCGTTTCGATGACTATGATTCTACATCTCCGCAAGAAAAACGAGCAAATACCGAAGCTATTTTAAAACTTTGGAATTTCTTTGAACAACAAGGAGGAACTACTGAGGAATTATACCAATTCATTGAAGTTACTGGTTGCCCAGAAAAGCTAACTAAAATTATCGTTTTAAAATCAAAAATTAAATCATGGGATAAAGAAGAGGTTCAATATCAAGTAACTCATTATTTAGATAGCACCGATGATGAACCAGAAAGTTGGAACGTTTATAGTATAATGGATGCATGTCATATCGACCACAAATGGGAATCATTAGTTATGAGTACACTTTTGGATTTAAACTCAAAATTTAATTCTCAAAGGGCAATTTAAAGAGGTGTTTTATGAAATTTGGAATGAGAAAGCCTAGCCTAGCAAAAAGTTTTAAAGCTAGAACTACTACAAAATATAAGCGTAAAGTAAAAAAAGCCCTTATTCCCGGATATGGAAATAAGGGCATGGGTTGGGCAAAAAATCCGAAAAAAGCTGCTTATAACAAAGTTTATAAGAAAACAACTTCTTCGCTTTGGGACCTATTTAAATAAAACTAATGAGCAATACCCAGATTCTCAATAAAAGCTAGGTAGGAGTATTTATATGAAAATTAACACTATTCAAGTCCTAATTGCATCTACTCTTGCATTAGGTACTGTTGCACTAACCCAAGATGTTAAAGCTGCAGATCAAACAACGAGCATCTACCGCCTTTATAACAAAAATACTGGAGAACACTTTTATACCCAAAGTCGCACAGAGCAATTAAATGCTATTGTGGCTGGTTGGGATGATGAAGGAACAGGTTGGGTCGCTCCTTTATCTAGTAATTCTCCTGTCTATCGTGTTTATAATCCCAATGCTAATGGGGGAGATCATTACTATACAAAGAGCAAATATGAAGCTCAATCTCTTGTGAACAGAGGTTGGAAATGGGATTATAATGGACAACCAGTTTTTTATTCAGGTGGAAATTCATCTGTTTATGTTGCTTATAATCCAAACGCACAATCCGGCTCTCATAACTATACAATGAACTCATTTGAACAAAACTCATTGCTAAATAATGGATGGAAATATGGAGCAACCGCTTGGAAAGCTGTGACTAAATTTAACTGGACACTTAATCAGTATAAATCATTGGTAGTTGGTGACAGTAACGGTAACGGTGGAACAAATTATAATAGTGTACTTGCTTCTCATGATATTCCTACTGATATAACATCACTTTCGACTGATGGCTATGCCACTAAAACTGTAATCTACGATAATACTAAATGGGATTATAGTAACGGAAACTACAAGTCAGTCGTTTTAACATTCATTAAACAAGCTAATGGTTCTTATCTTCTAGGATATAAAAATTATATTAATTTATAAAAATTTTTAAATAAAATAAAAAGCCGCCCCTACTTTGGCGAGCGGAGGGCGGCTTAAATCTCAAATACAGTAGAAAAGCTTTTTTAAAAAAGCTGTTTTACTGTACTCAATTTTAGCAAGAAAGTGAGTAAAAATCAAATCATGGCAAATTTTAGAAAACGTGGTAAGACATGGCAATTCAGACTTTCATATAAAGATAATAATGGAGAATATAAAAAGTTTGAAAAGGGCGGATATAAAACAAAAAAAGAAGCCGAAGCTGCAGCGGATGAAGCAAAGAAACGATTAAATAACCATTCAGAATTTGACAATGATATTTCTCTTTATGATTTTTTTGAGAAATGGGCCAAGGTATATAAAAAGCCACATGTCACAGAAGCCACTTGGAGGACGTATAAGCGTACTTTGAATCTTATTGATAAATATATCAAAGATAAACCAATTGCTGAAATAACCCCCACTTTTTATCAAGCTGTGCTAAACAAAATGAGTTTGCTTTATCGGCAAGAATCTTTGGACAAATTTTACTTTCAAATAAAATCTGCTATGAAGATTGCCGTTCATGAAAAAGTTATTAGTGAAAATTTTGCTGATTTTACCAAAGCAAAATCAAAACTTGCAGCTCGTCCAGTTGAGGAAAAGTATTTACATGCTGATGAATATCTCAAATTATTAGCCATTGCAGAAGAAAAAATGGAATACACTAGCTACTTTGCTTGCTACTTAACTGCAGTAACTGGTATGAGATTTGCAGAACTTTTAGGACTTACTTGGGATCATGTAGACTTTAGTAAAAAAGAAATTTCTATCCAAAGAACTTGGGACTACAGTATAACGAATGATTTTGCAGATACTAAAAACGAAAGTTCAAAGCGCAAAATTCCTATATCTTCTAAAACAATCAAACTACTAAAAAAATATAAAAAAGAATATTGGCACGAAAACAAGTATGACCGTGTAATTTATAATTTAAGCAATAACGGTCTAAATAAGACAATCAAAGTAATAGCTGGTAGAAAAGTTCACCCTCATTCTTTAAGACATTCTTTTGCATCATATCTGATTTACAAAGGAATAGACTTACTAACCGTATCAAAATTATTGGGACATGAAAATTTAAATGTCACTTTGAAAGTTTATGCTCATCAGTTAAAAGAGATGGAGCAAGAGAATAACGATGTTATCAGAAAAATTTTTAATAAACTTTGACCCCATTGACCCTAATTTGTCCCAAATTATTTTTAAGTATATTTATTTTGATTAAATTATAAAAAATAGAACCGCACTGTTGAGCGATTCTATTTTAATATACTTAAATGTAATTAAATAATTAAGGCGACGGTCGGATTTGAACCGACGATTAAGCTTTTGCAGAGCCATGTGTTACCACTTCACTACGCCGCCACAACATTAACTATTATAGCGGAAAAATAAATTTATGGCAAGCATGAACTACAACGCCCCTTTTCAATCATTTAAAACAACACTTCTTGTAATACATTCCAAAAGTTTTATTAATTCTTTAGTGCGACGAGTTGATATTCCTCAGTATTGATGAGAATCTAATTTTCAATTTCAAAATTTGTTTCTTCGTCTATAAATACTAAATCGCGATAAACGTTGTCCCTGCTGACAACATAAAACCTTTTTCCATCTTTTTGAATTAAAAAATCGCCAACTAAAGCCAAATCACCTGATATTGACTCAAAATTTAAGACATTTTTATTCCATTCATTCCAAGACAGTCGTGCCTGTTCAAAGGCATGTCTAACCCATATTTCACGAATTGGTTGATGCGAAATTTTCCAGACTTCTACAAGCTGTCCCCTATATTTTGCTTGCAT